AGATTTCTTAACTGCTGATACTTTGGTCTGAAAGCAAAACATTGCCTTCGTTAGGTTTGTTATTTTCTCTGATGTTTTCATAGTGTCTCTTGAATTACTCGATATAGTTCCTGTTCTTTGATGTGTTCTAAGTCAACTCTAAAAGTTACCTCGTAAGGACTACTGTCGTCATCCTTAGAAATAACCTCTTCAAATTTCTTAAAATGGTGTTCGATAATTGCGTACTCAACTTCAATTCTGTCGTATATAAAAGTAAAAGTGTCATCAAAGACTACTTGTACCTCTTTGTCGTGTACATATACGTTTACTTCAACTTTCATCTTGAAACCTCCTCTAATGCAGTTTTGATTACTAACATAGCCTTAGGATTAATAACGTCACCGTCAAGATACTTTCTAACGGTAGGCATAGACACGCCTGTTTGCTCGGACACTCGCTTTACGAGTCCGTGCTTTCTTTTTACTTTAATAAGATTTATGATTTCTTGTAGTTCCATGCAGCAAAGATAAAATAAATTTCCTTAATAGAAAATTATTTTTCTTTATTGACAGAACTATGACGCTAAAGAATCAGCGATATACCTACCGATTCTATCAACAAGTGTTTGTTTCATTTTATCTGTTAGAACAGGAGAAATGAACGGTCTTGCCTTTGTACCTTTACGATGAATCTTTCTTGCAATTACATAAGCAAGGCTCTTAACCGATGCTGCTCGTGATTGATTTTTGGAAGTCCTTGTTTGGATTCCTTTGTTTATGATCCATTGCTCGATAGATTTCTGAAGCGTTGGATTAGATGGCGTGTTTGTTCTTGTCGGTGGTCTACCGTCTTCAACCCACTTGTAGTAGTCGAGCATTTTAATCTGTAGACTGAAGCCTGTTTTCGTTGGCAAAATCTCAGAGTCAATCTCTGAGTAAAGTCTACGAGATGCAAGAGATTTGTTCTTCTGAAGATTAGCACGAAATTTAGCAATAACTTCATTCCCCCAATTTTGGAGTATGCCTTGAATCCCTTTGTCACCAGCAGGATTAAAGTCGCTAAACTTTTTCCCTATGTCGTCTAAGGTTGCCAACGTCTTTGTGCGTAAATATAAAAGTCTTGTAATCTATTAATCCAACCTTTTCCGAAATCTTTGAATGAAGTTAGGCTTTGTAAGAAATGAACACGCCAAGAGTAGCAACTTTCAAAAACCCACTTTTCACCGTGACGCTCAATAAGGCTATTTAAGGCACTAATTGTGAATTGCCCTATCTTACCATCAACTTTCAAATTAAAGCCGTGAGAGTTCAAAAAACGCTGCAACTGACGTGATGCACCGCCTATTCCTGATCCCCATGCAAAGTCTGCCCAAAATTCAGCTATTATTTGAGATTCGATTTTCGTGCAGTTTAAACCATCCCAATATCGTTGGTAAATCTGAACCCACTTGTCTTTAGGCATCTTGTAAAAAGATTCTATTGATTCATTTGTAGAGCCAAATATACTTTTAAAAACCATCCAAGTGATTCCTTTGTTCGTGTGATATCCGCTTCCATCAGGAACTGGGTGACGTGATGCCGTATCAGCTTTGTGCTTACTTAGACCACCTTCCCATTTGAGAATATAGTCGATATTAGAGAGTTCTATTCTTGCCATTGATTTCAATAAGTTTGTTGAGATACCATTGTGCTTTGAGTAAATCTTCTTGTCCATTTTTACGAGTATACCGCATAAGATACTTAATGCAGTTACCGTGTACATAACCTTTAAATGCTTCATTTGTCATTGCTGATTCGATAGCATCTATGGCTTCTACTTTACCCTGATAGTGTGCAGGTTTGTTAACTACGTCCATAGCGCTTCAAATTCATTTAACGGCAAATCTATTAAAAAAGTGTGACCACCTGTGCAATAAACTTGTGTAAGTTCATAAAACTCTGACGCAGCGATGACATGATTTAGGTTTAACCACCCTTCTTCTACTATCTCAAAAGCGTCTGCATCCATTTCTAAACCCAACTTTTTGTAAATTGGATCAATGTTTTCTTCTTGGAATACAAAGTTTACTTTTACTCTCATAGTGTTTTATATGTAAAAGCGTTTATTTTAACGAGTTCTTGTCCTTCTTTTTTGGTTCTCTGTGGATGCAGTTCTAACCATCTGCCACCTGTAGGCTTAGGAGATGCTCCACGTTCAACGTGCCAACCGCCTTTGCCTTGATTATATTCTTCTTTATAAGTTGCGGTTCTTATCATTAAAATGTCTCTTAACTCAACATTCAAATGAGATGTTATTCTTTCAACCGTGTATGTTAACTCATGGTCTTCGTGAACGTGTCCCATCCAAATCATGTCAGCACCTTCTACATAAGTAGACATTCTGTTAAATTGAATAGTACCCTTAGTAACTGCTCCACCGCCACCGAAGCCGTGCATATACTTTATCTTGTAGTTTACTTGTGTTCCGTGCCTTATAAAATTATAGACTATCCAACCACCGTAACCGCCTACTTCTATCGTAGTGCCGTTTTTAGAATTTAGACCAAAAACAAATCTATCAATTACGTCTGTTTCTTGACGTTTAAGAATGTTTGTTTCATGATTTCCGTAACCTACAACTTTAATCAAATGAGCATAAGGAGAAAACCATTCAATAGCATCGTTTACAACCGCATCTAAGTAGTTTGCTTTGTTGTGTTCAGGTCTTATGTCGTTTTTGCTTTTACGAGGATCGTAAGCCCCTTGCATTAAACAAAAAGTGTCTCCATTAAATAAGATGTCTGCTCCTAACTCTTTTGCTTGGTCAAGATGACGTTTAAGCATTTCACGGTCACATTTGGGATTATCCCAATGGATGTCAGAGATGAGTAGTACTTTTTTAGGTTTAAATTCTGCATCGAAACGGTGTACATTGTTCTTCATAGTAATATAGACAAAATCAAAACAGACCAACTGATAATACAAAAATCTCTGTACCTATTTCGTTGACCTTTTATTTCAAAGTTGTCGTTCTTTAATTTAATGATTTGACTATGCTGCTCTTGAATTGTTACACTATCTTGAGATGCTAACTGCATGAATTTTTCTTGTTTTTGTCTGCACTTATGCAACTCCAATAGACGCAAATTAATTTCTTTTATCGTGCTGTCGGAGAATTGACAATAGACTCTCTGTGGTGTTAACAGAAGTAATGCTATCAGCAAACACTTTGTAAATACTGTCATGCTTTTTTTCAATCTCATAGATTTCTCTAATTATAATAAGCCTACTCGTATCAGGTGGGGATGTCACAGTAGGATTCAAGGTAGGGCGTGTTAACACTAACACTAATAGAATGACCAGCCACAACGTCAGTTGAGCTATCAAAGAAAGGTTCTGCTGCTGCATTTACAATTAATTCAAAATCTGTTTCCGTCACGTTTCTTCGTAAAAGTGTGACAATGTCTAAAATAATACCTGCAGTATCACTAAGCACCTCAATAGTGTTAGAGCTACTTTCAAAGGCTCTATCCATTACCATAAGTTCAAAGTTGTAAGTGACTAATCTTGTTTCGGTGTTAAACTGAAAACCGTTAGGAACTAACCAAACCAAAGGATAGTATTTAACCTCTTCAACTGCAAAATCAAAGTCAGCTCCGACTGCGAACTTTCCCACCATTTTGTGAGATTCTGCCTGAGTCTGAATTTTTTGGATAATCTGATTTAACGTCATAAAGTTTGATTAGTTTCTGTTCGTTTTTGAGCCGCCATTTATTCTTCTGGGAAGTCATAGTTTAAAAAGCAATCATCGTTAGTACCGGGCAAGTACATACCACCAAATAAAGCAGTATTTTTTGGTTTGATGACATCGAAGCCACTACCAGGATTTAAATACTTAGGGTAAATCTGTGGGTACTCCTTCAAGAAGTTACGCAATCTCTCAGCATAGTACTCTGCCTTATCTCTGTATCTCTGCTCAATTAGAGTTAATTCTTGTGGAGTGATAGGTTGAGCAAATTCTGCCTGTCTTGAACTTACGGACTTATTTAAGAATTTAAAAGTCATCGGAAGCATTGACTCTACCAATGTATAATACTTCAAGCAAGGT